GGTTTTAATAAAAGAAGAGCAACAAAATAGATTGAAATTAGCCCCATTTATTTATAAGGCAATTTCAACAAAGAGAACGTCATTGGGGGATAATCCTGCATTTCCTCCATATGGCGATTTTGGCTTTGAATATGATGTTGTTAAGAAAAAGTACGAAGAGGTTAACGAAACAATAGATTACATGGTAAATGGTGGTTTTTTGGAGTCAAAAGACCCTGACTATCTTTTATCTGTATTAAGCAAGAAATTTGATGAGTGCAAAAGGTTGGAAGAACCTATCAGACCTCAATTGCAAAAACTTTGTGAAAATATCATAAACAGCGCGTTTTCAATACCTTCTGAAACAGTTATTATTAAATGTAGATTGGTTGGAAAAATAAAGCCAAAGAAAGGAATGAGAATATTGCCAGAAGGAGATGATGAAAAAAACGCATATGATTTTGAAGATGTTGATGAGGCGATATTAACAAATAAAGTAATTCTTAAAAGACGATTTATAAATTCTTTAATACAAGGCATTTCTTATTGGCTTTCAACTGACCTTGATGATTGGCACGATTCTGTTGCTGAACTTAATGATAAAATATGGGGTTTGTGGCATGATATAAAAAATATCACTGATTATCTATTATTCGTAAAAGAAGAAAAGATAAGCGAAAAGAACCCAATGCAGATGTCATATGTTGAGGTTACATTGGGAAAGAAAGGAAGAAAGACAATAATTGACGCACAGGGTTTAATATTCCCATATTTGCTAAGAGAAACATTTAGAGGATTCTTGGAATTATTCTCTTCTCATGGTTTGCCAGAAGATAATCAAAAGGCAATGTATATTATAAGGAAAGCAGATTTCCTTGTTGCAGAACCTTGGGATTTAAGACTTGGTATGGGAATAATGGATATGCTTCATGATAATTTGACAAAGAAATATAAAACAAGCCTTTTATTCAAGCCAAATAGAATACCTTATTTCTTTACAGAACTATGCGAGTTACAGACAGATGAATTCAATGACGTTATGCAGAATTTCCTTCTTGGAACAAAGAAAGGAAATGTAATTGCTAGGGAAATGGATTCAAGGATTGCTCATGATGATGAATATCAAAAATTCAAGGACAGAATACAAAAGAAAAACGTACAAAAAAGTCTTATTTCTGATGGGGATTTTTCAAAGGAAGAACTTAACGATTATGTTATCCAAGAAAATGAAACAGATGAAATGATTGGCTATCATGGCTCTAATGCTGATTTCAATAAATTTAACCATAAAAAATATTTAAACACTGGGGCAGGCTCTCAGGTATTTGGGTGGGGCACTTATATAACAGACGATAAAAGTGTCGCCCTTGGATATACTAATGGCTCATATGCTCCTGATTATTTAGAAGAATATTCTGATTGGATTAAACAAGGATATACTATTGAAGATATAAAAAAAGGAAAAGAACATATTTTTAAAAATATGTTTTTCAAAAATCATATAGACGAATTTATAAATAAAGGGCTTGATGAATATGAGGCAAAACTGTCTTGTTCAATTTTGTGGGATTTTTTAAGAACTGAAGATTTTTTGAAAAATAGAACTATTGCTGTTTTAAAAAATTGGATTAATAAGAAAAAATATGAACTTGATATGTTTGGAGTAAAAATGCCATCAGCAAGAGTAGAAAAAAACTTAATCAGGTATAAAACAGCATTAGAAGTTTTAAATGGATTTAAAATAGACGATAAAGACAGAGGTACTTTGTATGAGGTTGAAATACCTGATGAAGATGGGTTTAATTATCTGTTGTGGGATGAGCCAATAACTGAAATGCAACTTGAAGCAATTTATGCAGAAATGGAGGCTATTGATATGAAACACAACAGTAACATATTTGATGGTTTTCTTGATGACGAAGATTTTTTATATAACGCTGATGGAGAAACAGTATATTTGTCATTAGTTAAGTGCTTCGAAAGTCATCTTGAATCAACAAATTCTAGGGCTAACGCATATAAAGCAGCATCATTATTCCTATTGCAATGCGGATTTGACGGCATAATGTATCCGGCAGGAACCATATGGGGAAAACCATTTGGGGCATCTGACGATGCTTATAACTATGTTATATTTGATGCAAACAAAGTAAAAATAGTTAATAAAACAAGAATGTAAGCCGTATTATTACGGCTTTTTTTAATTTTCATATATATTTATTTAAATTTTTAAAATATTAATACTTTATACGAATTAAATAATAAAATATTAGAAATAGGTAAACAATATGATTGCAAGCACTGAAGAAATGATAAAGGATTATATAGAATGCTTACAAGATGAATCTGGCATAAAATTTATAGAAAAATATCTTTACACTTTTGACGCAACAAAAGGAAAGAAGACTCCATTTATGCTTTTTCCAAGGCAGCGTGTATTTCTTGAAACTCTAGCTACAAATAGAAATGTTGTTAGTATTAAACCACGTCAGTGCGGTATTACTACATTGACATCTGCATGGGTAACAAGAAAATGCGCTCTTGCAGATGAAGCGTCTCCTGAAACTGTACTTTGTATAGGAAATAAACTTGATTTAGCACAACAACTTATTACAAAAATCAGAGATTTTCTTGTACAAGTTCCACGTTGGTATTGGGGAGAAGAATATTATTCTCCTGACCCAAAATCAGAAAAAAATTCTAAAAGTATTTTTATAAAAGATTCAAAATCAGAGTTAGAACTTTTTAATAAATGCAGAATTGTTGCAAGGTCATCTGGTGAAAATGCTGCTCGTGGTATTTCTGCTGTATCAATTCTAATTCTTGACGAGGCAGCGTTTATTGAAAATGGAGTTGCTGTATATAGTACAGCAGCAGCAACTATGGCTTCAAACCCAAATTCAAAAACTGTTATGGTGTCAACTCCTAATGGTAAGGATATGCTTTACTATAACACTTATCGTTTGGCTTTGGCGAAGGAAAATAACTTTATCGCAGTACAATTCCGTTGGTATCAAGACCCACGTTATAATAAGAATCTTAAGTGGTTTAAAAAGAACAAAAGCACTGGCGAACTTGATTGGATTATAGAGCCTGTTTTAGATAATACAGGAACAGTTAAATACGATGAAGAGCATTGGGAAGAACTTGTGCAAAAAGGATGGACACCACGTTCTCCTTGGTATGAGGAAATGTGTAAATCATTCAACAATGATAAGGTTAAAATAGCCCAGGAGTTGGATGTATCATTCGTTGGTTCTTCTGATAACGTTATTGACCCTGAATATATTGATATGCAGGAAAAACTTAATGTTCGTGAACCGCTTGAGGAAATGAAAGACCAATTTGTTGAAGAAACTTGGTTTTGGAAGCCACCAATTGCAGGGCATAGATACATTGCATCTTGTGACGTGAGTAGAGGTAGTTCAGAAGACTTTACAGCCATTGAAATAATTGATATGGATGGAAGGGATGAAAATGGAATGCCAATTGTTGAACAAGTTGCAGAATATTATGGAAGAAAATTGGGTGATGAAGTTGGAGAAATTTTGTTCAATTACGCAACACTTTATAACAATGCATATGTTGTAATTGACTGTACAAATGGACTTGGTGACGTTCCTTTGTTCACCCTTATTCACAAGGGATATAAAAACCTTTTCTATGATGATTCTGAGTTGAAGAAATATACCGTTCAGACATCATCAAAAACAATATCAAAAGATTACACAGATGTTATGCCTGGATTCCATATGCAAGGTAACAGATACCCTGTTCTTGCAAATTTTGCAAATATGGTTAGAAATAACGAGTTTAAGATTAGGTCAATAAGAGTTATTAACGAGTTGAACACTTGGATATTCAAGGGAGAAGCAAAGAGAATGGACCATATGGATGGTAGTCATGATGATGCAATTACCTGTCTTGCAATGGGTTTATTCGTTATGATGTTCTCATATAAGAAAATGGAAAAGGCGCAAGATAAAGATAAAGCAATATTGAACGCATATATGATGACTGGCGCAATGCAAGTTAATCAAAATCATACTGTTAACAATAAACCAATTACTCCTAACAATGGATTACCTTTTTATAATAATGCAACATTGGATAAATATAAAAATGCAAATGGTGTAGGAATTCAAGGCACGTACATGTGGTTGTTTAGTGGATACAAGTAATATTTATTATTATAAAAAAAATATTATATTATATATGGCTAAAGTTATAAGGTTAACAGAGAATCAGTTTGGAGAAATGATGGCTTATCATGGCTCCGGCTCTGATTTTGATAAGTTTAATCACAAGAAATATTTGAATAGTGGCGCAGGCTCTCAAGTGTTTGGGTGGGGAACT